GTCCTTGGTGGCGACGAGCTCGTCCTCCATGCGGACCGAGCCGCGCGACATGCGGTCGACGAACTGGATCGACTCCGAGTTCGGCAGGTTGCGGTAGGGCAGCACGTTGCCGGTCGCGAACGAGATCTCGCGGATCTTGCCGGCGAACGCGTGCAGCGTCGCCGGCGTGGTGTTGGCGGCGTTCACCGCGACCGGCTTGGTGAAGCCGGTGAGCGTCGGCGTGACCAGCGCGGAGTCGCTCGGCGCCACGTGCAGCCCGATGCCGCTGAACGCGAGCACCGGGATGCGGCCGGCGACGGCGCGCGCCTCGAGGTTGCCCATCCAGGAGAGGATCTTGTGCAGGCGCCCGTCGAGGTAGAAGTACAGCGACCCCGTCACCTCGTTGGTGGTCACCGGTGCATAAACGACCGACACGGCGGCGTTCACCGTCTGCGCCATGCCGCAGGCGCGCGCGACCGGGCCCCACTTCGGCACCGCGTCGACCGCGCCGCCGGCGCCCGCCATCTCGATCTCGAAGGAGCACTCGGCCCACTGGCCGGCGATGACCTTGCCCTTGTTGCCGAAGTACGGCACCGCGTAGTCGCGGTCCTCGTAGGCGAGCTGCAGCGGGTTGAACTGGAAGTTGCGAACGAGGAGCGCGTCGGTCGCGGCCGCCGGCGCCGCGTCGACGCCCTTGGTGCCCTCGATCTTGAACAGAACGACTTTACGTCGGGCCTTGAACATCGATCACGCTCCTTTCTTCTTGGTCTGCGGCGCGGGCGGCTCGACGTCCCACGGCGCTTTCCCGGGCGCCGGGATCGCGGCCTCGGGCTTGTCGGGCCGCTTTTCCTCGAGCGGCCTGCCGTCCTTGTCGCGCGCGCCGCCGCCGGCGGGCTCGGGCTTGGTCGGCTCCTCGTCCAGGCGCCGCTCGCGCGTGCCCGGATCGATCCTGTAGCCGCCGCCCTGGCCGTGGTATTTGTCCTTTTCCATCTGGATCGCTCCCTAGTTGAGGTGCTGAGTCGTGAGGCCGAGCTCGGCGAAGTGGCACAGCGCGTCGTGCAGCAGCACGGGCCTGTGGTCGAGCACCTGGACGCCGACCTCGTTCGACTGCGGGTCGATGCAGCTGAAGATGAGGCCGCCGAGCGAATCGTCGGCGCGGAACGCGTCGCGGATCAGCTCGATCTTCAGGTCGAACGCCTTCTCGGTCGCTGTTGCGTCGGCGATGCCCATGAAGCCGCGGATGCGCCAGCCGACCACGACGCGCCAGCGCGCGATGTCCTCGAGGAGCTCGCGCGTCGTCACGCGCCGGATGTGCCAGCCGAGGAGCTGCGCCGGGTTGCCCGAGACGTAGAACGTCTTGAACTTCGACGGCTCCTTGGCGTAGCGCTCGTAGTCGTGCACCACGCCGACGCCGCCGACGCCTTCGATCTTCGCCTTGATCGCCGCGCGGATCTCGTCGAGCGTCGGCATCTCAGCTCCTCGCCGGGCGCGCGGCGATGCGCGCGGCCGCGCGGTCGAAGATCGCGGCCACCTGGCCCTCGAGCGCCTGGAAGGTGAGCCCGAACGGACGCTGCGCCTTGGTGCCCTTGAGCGCGATCTTGCGCGCGACCAGGAACGCCGCGCCGCGCGCTTCCTTCTCTCCCGAGATCCCGAACTTCGCCTTCACCCAGTCGATCAGCGGCTCGAGCGGCGGGAAGTGCGGCCGCGTGCCGAGCTCGACCGGCACGGCATGGCTCGCCGACGTCGAGACCAGCCCGACGACGCGCGCGTCGTTGATCTCCTCGACGTGGAAGATGCCGCCCTTGAATCCCGCGGCGCCGCCGGCGCCGACCGGCGCGCGCTCCGAGACTTCGCGCGCGAGCAGCAGATCCGCCTCGGTCACCGCGGCGGCGAGCTCCTCGCGCACCACCGCGGGATTGCGCGCGAGGTTCGCCTCGAGCTGCTTGAGTCCGCCGATGTCGATCGAGTAGACGACCATCAGCGGAACCTGCGCGGATGCATGAGCCGGTCCTCGCCCTGGCTGTCCGCCTGGTCGAGGTTCACCACGACGCCGGCGGGCGCGCCGTGCTTGTCCTCGATGCCGAGCTCGTCGAAGTAGCGCTTGCGCAGGTTGCGCGCGCGCGCGGCGTACTCCTGCGCCTTCGAGCGGCCGTCGACGCTGTCCGCCTGGATCGTCGAGTCCTGGCTGTTCGAATAGAACGCCGCGAGCTGGTCGCAGAGCGACGCGGCCGCGTAGCACGCCACCGGCTCGCGGTGGATCAACGGGATCGTGTCGGCGGCGCCGCTGACCACGTGCATGATGGTGAAGCTCGAGCGCACGTTGTTCGCCGCGACCGCCACGCCGTCTGCGAGCTTGATCTTCTTCGCCGCCGGGTCCTGGTAGATGCCGTAGCGGTCCTGCTTCATGAACGCGGGCGGGATCTCGCCGATCGGGTACTCGAGCTCGAGCAGCGCCGAGAAGCCGTCTTCCCAGGCCGCCGGCAGCGGCAGCACCTGCGAGCTTTCGGGCGTCAAGTCCTGCACCTTCATCTGCGGCTTGTCAGCCGAGTAGCGCAGCACGGCCGCGGTGATCGCGCGGTCGCGCTCGGCGTTGGCGATCTTCGCGGCGTCGTCGCGCACGAGCTCGGTGACGAGGGTCTGGTAGTCGACGAGCATCAGGCGGCTTCGGCTTCCTCCAGGTCGCCTTCCCCGGTCCAGCCGCTGATCGTGACGCTGACGCTCGTGCCGGAACCCGAGGCGCTCAGCGACACGCGCGTGCCCTCCAGGCTGTCCACGAGCGCGCACAGCGGTCCGTGGATGCCCGGATGCGTCGCCTGCTTCTGGATGCTCGCCTTCGCCTCGTCCTTCTTGCCGCTTGCGCTTACGGTCCAGCTCATCGTGGTCCTCGTCGGTCGATTAAAAAGGGGCGGGCGCGTTGTTGCCGTCCGCCCCTTCTTGTGGAGGGTTTGCGCGGGCGCTTCGCTATACGCGAGCGCACTGGATGATGAGCGTGATGTCCGAGGTCGATGTCCCAGCGTTCGTATAGTCGACCGTGACAACCGCGTCGCGCGCGACCCGCACCGTCGAGATGGTGCCTTCGTACCAGGTGGTCGCCGCGGCGAAGGTGATCACTGCGGAGAGCACCGTGGTGCCGCCGACCTTCACGTCGAGCGTGTTGGTCGTCCCCACGATCGCCTGCGCGTTGGCGCCGATCGAGATGAGATCGCACGCCTGCGGCATCTGGAAGCGCACGAGCGCGGTCTTGGTCGCGGAGTAGGTGCCCGAGAGGTGGAACGTCATCGGCATCACCTGGCCCGCGCCGACTGCGACACCGGGCGTCGCGGCCTGGGCGAGCTGCACCGGCGCGAACGGCGCGTTCGGCGTGACTACCGGAAGCGCCGCCAGCGCGAGAGCGGCGGCGAATGCGAAAGCAAGTTTGCGGATCAAGGTTGGTCTCCTGGCTGGTTGTCTGGGCGCCGCTTGCCTTGGCTCCTCGCCGGCCAGGGCGCCGAAGCGCGCCTGGCCGGTCCGGAGGTACAGCTCTTGGTCGCAGTGGTATGAGGTGGGCGCGCTCCGATCAGACGACCGACTTGTCGTAGCCGCGGAAGTTGGTGACCGCGCCGCCGAAGATGAAGCGGATCTTGTAGGTCACCTTGTCGTTGGTGAACATCGAGCCCACCGTCGGCAGATCCTGCACGAAGAGCTCGGGCTCCTCGTTGCCGTCGAGGAAGCCGATCTCGATCGACGGCAACTCGTCCTTGTCGGCGCCGAGCACCCAGTCGTTGGTGTCGGTCCAGTACCACACCGGCAGGATCTGCAGCGTCATCGCGTTGACGAACGTCTTGTCGTTGTTCGTGTTGCGGTTGAAGAGGTTGACCGCGGTCTCCTGCAGGTCGGCCGGCACGATCAGGTTCTTCGGCCCGATGCCCAGGCGATCGGCCGAGTCCGCCTCGGTCTGCTTCAGCATCGCCAGGCGCCGCGCGGCGAGCGAGGTCGCGTCGAGCGCCGCCGCGCCCAGGTTGTTGTGCGAGGCGTGGAAGAACGCGACCGAGTCGTAGATCGTCGGGTTGGTGCGCAGGAAGTCGAGCACGAACTTCGCGAGCGTGCGCTTGGCCGCGCGCGAGAGCTTGACCGGGATCTGGCGGATCGCGCCGACGTCGTCGTTCTTGATCATCTCGAGCGTCACGTCCTCGGTGCCGCCCTTCTTCGCCACCGCGTAGGTGGCCTTCTCGTCTGTCGGGCTGGTGAGCGCGAGGTAGGCGCCGCCCTGGTTCACAGTCGCGAGGTCGCCGTAGCCGCCGAAG